TACATTATGCCTCCAGAATGTAGGGCTTGTTGAACTGACCAACGTTGATGTCAATGTAGTGACTTCGGTGGAAGTAGTCAGTCATGCTGTCATCGTGACAGAAGAAGTTTGGACCTTCCATCGCATCTTTCAGTTCACTCAGAAACGCAACAACCTCAGCGTCATCATAGTTTTCTTCAATCCAGTAAGGGTTGACCTGAACATAGTCACGTTCGTACTCACTCGCACCCAAGGCACCAAGGATGTCCAACTTACCACTCTTGATGTTAACAACAAGACTCATGTGGTGTCGAACCGCAATAGAACCCTTCATTCCATACTTCTTGAGAACCGCCTTGATCTGCGGTGCCAATTCTTTCTTCATTTCTTGTGAAACATACGCCATAACAAAAACTCCTATCAATCATCAAATTACAGAGTAATTATATCAAGACTGATAGGAGTTGACAAGCGTTTTCGCATTTTATTTCTGAATAGTCTACATTCACCAAACTTATAATGGAAAGTATTTGTTGAGGGTTTCGAGTTTTTCGTCTGCCTCAGCAAGTTTGGAAATTTCGAGATCCATTGCTTCAACGATGTCGGGATGTTCTCCGATCCCAGCGGGGTTGAGTAAGTAGACCTCGATGTTTGCTTTCGCTTTGAGGGCTTCACCCTCGTATAGAGCACGTAGTGCATTTAGTAATGTTTCTCTCATATGCGTCTTCCTTTGAACCATTGTCTTACATAGTATTTACGAATGACTGCAACAACAAAAAAGATTGCGGTCATTGCAATTGAGATCTGTCCAGCAGACCACTCCCACGCCAACATTGGTGTGAGAAATATAAAGTTTAACAAAAGATTGATAGGTGTGGCAAGCGCCGTATCAAATATTGCTTCCTTCAGAGCTGGTTTGTCTTTCATTATGAATCCTATCATGTTCATAGAGTGCAAGAAATCCGTAGTGAATAATCTTCATGAGATCCTTGCGGTGTTCTGAGGGTGAACCTTTTTTCCCATAACGAGCGTTGTATTTATCGACATTACCTAAAAAGAAACCTAGACCGTGACCACGATCGATGATTACTTCCGACGACTGAAAACCCCCGTGTCCATAGTGGCCGGTGTATGTGTTATCAATGTAGTCGCGAAACTCATCGATCAACTCGTTCTCACGAAATTTGTACTCAACAGATTCTTCAACAGTAAATATAAAATCCTCACCAAAACTTGATTTCATATTAAGTGCGAGGGGATCTAATGGTTCTAGTTCAAGTGTGTTTACAGTTAGTGGTGTATCAAACATTTCAAGTTGTGACATAATATAGATTTTCCTTAATTAACTTTACGAGTTTCCCCGTCAACTGTGACAAAAAAGTCTGCATCTTCCGTGATCTCAAGTGAGTCAGCACGAAAACAATGCAGAAGAGTTTCGATTATATTGTGGTAACCTTCGTTCTTACCAAAGTATTTACCTGCGTGAAATGATGCAAACATTAGACCGGTTGCGATGATTGTGTGTAAAGTTGCGTCCATAACTTTCTCCTATGAAAACTGAATCTTTTTCAGGTTTTCTCCAGCTCGAGAATTGTCGAACGGGATACTCATCTCGTCGTCTTCCTTCATCAGATTTTGTTGAGACTGATCAACATCGAACAATCTCATCTTCGATCTGTCGATACCCAAGACGAACCTTTTGTTGTGATTCGGATCGTTGTATCGATTCTTCAACTGTTTCACCATGATCTGACCTAGATTTTCTAGTTCATCATTGGACACCAACGCAAACATGAGATCCGCAGTGGCGGGCAATCCAAACGACTCTGAGGTGTCTTCAAGGCCTGGATCTGAGTTCGCAAATCCAGATCGAGTTGTTTGCGTTGCCGAGACGATCGGTAGATCAAACTCAACAGCGAGACCACGAAGTTCCTCAGCGATTGCCTTGATATATGTGTATGAGTTGATTGATCCACCCATACCCTTCATTCGTGAAGACGCACATATATTTAGGTAATCAACAAAGATTATATCAGGAATAAACTTCTTTTTCAAGCGCAATTCTTCAAGTAGTGCACGGAAGTGATTGGTGTGTGCCTGTCCTGTGGGATACTCTTTGATGATCAGTGTACCCTCAGTCTTTTCTCCGATCTCACGGACGCGATCACGGAACATGTTTTGAGAAAGATTCTGAATCTGGTCGATGGGGCAGTTCAGGAGATTCGCATCGATACGTTCTGCGATTCGTTCTTCGGACATTTCCATTGTGATATAAAGTACGTGTCGCCCCTGAGACAATGCGTTGCCGGCCATATGGCACATGAATAGAGACTTACCGACCCCAGTACCAGCGAGAGCAATATTAAGAGTTTTATTAGGAAGACCTCCCTTAGTAATGGAGTTAAAATATTCCAAATCAAATGGTATGCGATCTTCAGTACGATGATAAAAATCATAACGTTCATCAACGTTTGCAACATAGTCGTGTCCGATGTTAGTATCAAAAGAAACTGCAAGTGCCTTCTGTAGAATATCAGGCAAAGAGTTCTTAGTTAGGGTTTGGTGTTTGCCATCAATTACGGATATGGACTCCATAATCGCAAGGAATATCGCACGGTCTTGGCACCACTTTTCTGTGGTATCGAGTAACCATCGTTGATCTTCCTCTTTCTTGGCAAACAGGGTTGGAAGGATTTCAAGAGTCTCGTTGTAGCTGGACTCGTTGATATCTTCAGACTCATCAATCTGAAGACGAAGGGCGTCCTCAGTCGGAAGGCGATTGTACTTCCCGACATAAGAAATAATTTCATTGAATAGTAATTTGTGAACGCCTTCGAAGTATTGTTTTTTGAGAAAGGGACCAACTTTACGCATGTACGTATCGTTGGTGAGTAAATTATTCAGTATCAGTTGTTCTTTCATTCTCTACTAGTTGTCCATTAGCAATTGCATTTTCAAGGACTGATTCAAGGATGTCACCCACGAAGATTTGTAGTTCTTCGTTGTCTTCAGTCAAATCAGAGTCAGGTGAATATATTACCACAAAATTAAAGCGAAGACAACCCTCTGAGTCGTCAAATCTAATATTACCAAAACGAACTACTGTTTCAGTAAATGGACCACGTAGGATGCGAACATCCCACGCTTGTTCATTATCAACGTCTTCGGAAGGTGTCAACTCATAGTCAATATCTTCACTCGCTTTCTGAAACATTACTCTTCAGCCTCAATATCAAGACTTAGATTAGAGTTACCGACAATGGAATACATCTGACTGACAAAATCACGGAAGTTTTCTTGTTCGAGAAGGGGTGTCCAGAACTCTTCCGTCAGAGTATCTTTGTGTCTAACTTTTGACCCAATCTCTTCTCCAGAGTTTGTGTCAACCAGTTGATACCAGCCATTAGAAGGTTTAGTGACAAACCCACCAGCAAGAGCAACATCCAACAAACCGCTGTAACGCTCAATACCACCATCCCAAGAAACTGAGATAGGAATCTTCGACTTTTCTTTAACCATTCGTGATTTCTCAACGTTGATAATGAAATCATATCCGGTTACCTCCGTACCAGTTTTATTCTGTCGGCGACCAAGAATCCAGATGTTATCCGCAGAGTAGTAGATACCCGTACCACCACCGACAATGTCCTTCGGGAACAACCCGATCTCTTTGTAGGTGTGGTTGATCGCCAGTAACGGAATGTTCTTCATGGTCAGATACGGCGTTGACATTCGGAACAGACCCTTCAGTGCTTTTGCACGAGACATGTCTGCGACAGATTTTTCGTTGATTGCATCTTCGAGTTCTTTCTTAGATGCAAGGTTACCAATCGAGTCAATCACGATAATGACCTTGTCATCGGGTGAGATCTCTTCGAGTTGGTTGATTAGATCAAACTTCAGTTCTTCGACATTGGTGATCGGAGTGTGAAGTACACGACTCGCATCAATACCAAAGTTCTGGAAGTATGACTGTGGTGATCCAAACTCAGAATCATAGAACAACATGATTGCTTCGGGATCAGAATCTAAAAAAGCAGAGGCCATCTTCAAGGCAAAGGATGTCTTGAAATGTTTTGATGGCCCTGCAAGTACGGTCAGACCTGAAGCGAGACCGCCATCTAACCTACCAGAAAGAGCGACGTTCATCATCGGAACGTCGATCCTTGTTACTTCCTTTTCTGCAAAGAACTCAGATTGATCGAGTACCGCAGTACCGACAACCTTTGAGTTCTTCTTGAGTTTCGCCATTAGCGACATATTATTTCTCCAAACAGGATTCAATCAATGATAATGTATCAGTACCACCAGTAAAGATTCTTGCGTCGTAACACAAACCACTGCTGACATGAGAAGGCACGTTACTCACACCCAAAGTAGAACGAACAATTCGTGATACTACCATAGGATTAGCGTTCTTCATATCCATTACAGCTTCATGAAGTTCATCAAAGAACTTCTGTTGAACCAAACGATAACCTGTGATGGCAAGTTTCACATAAACCGCTTCCGCAAATGATGTGACCTTTAACTCTTCTGCGGAAAACCATGTTGCGTTCTGGATGATTTCCATGTGCGCTTTAATCACTTCAGGACTACCACCCAAGATTTGAATAGGTGGTGTGATATGATCAGATAGATTCGCGGAATCTGTCAGATCCGGCATGTAAACGATTTTATTGTCTACAACCTGTTTCGTCAAAGACATCATGAGTCTTTCAAAGGTGTCAACATTGATTGATGATCTTATACAAACACCCGATCCACACCCACGAAGAATTCTCTGCAACGATCCAATCAAAACCGAATCGTCTTGCGTGTCATTCTTCTTGACAGTAATCGGATCACACCAAAACACAATGGCAGGTTTCTCTTCAATCAAGGCATCAATGTCTTCTGGTTCTGAGGTCCATGTTGTAACCTCTACCCCACGTGGTGCATTAAACGCACGAACAGTGCCAGCTGTAAGAGGATCATCTTCCAATCCAATAACAGCAATTTTCAGTGGTCCCCTTTCTTCAGGAACTTGATTCTGCTCGACGACTTCTGCATCAACTACTTCTTCAGTCATAATAACTCCTAGTTGTTTCTATATGCATATTCTACAGCTCGATCCGCTTCAACTTCAAGTGGACGATTAGTATACCAGTTGCCGGTGTCATTGTCAAGCTGTTTACACAACTCAGCAATCTCTCTTGCGGTGATAGGATACCCTCTCTTGATTGCACTACCAGCGATTGCAACCATGATTGAAAACATCTTGTGGTACCATCCCGTTTCCGAAATAGTTCTGTACTCCATTGCCAGACGTTTCGGAAAAAATGGACAGTCGTGATAACTTGTCCATCTAAAGTCAGTGTTGTTCATCGAGTTCTTTCGATGTTCGACCACCGTCCGTTGTACATCTTCCGGTAGTCTATCTAGGAAAGTTTTACCTTGCTTTTCTTTGTATGGGTGTTTCAGAATAAGATAATCGACATCAATAGGACGGCCTGCATTACGGAATATAAAATTATGAGCACCATCGTATTTTGCAGCGACATAGTACATTCTGCTAAGGTCTTTAGTTTGCGCGTCTCCGATGTCACCGACTTCAGTATTGAGTGCGTACCAGAACTTGGCGATGAGATCTTTATGTACAGTCTCCATAAGGTTGAATACAAGTCTGAACTTCGGTCGATCCACGGTAGAAGACGCTGTACTATAACAAACGAAATCCCAATGACCAAAACGCTCAATGAGAGTTTCCCGTAATCCATCGGCATCGATGTCAATATCGTCCACATCGATAGCGGCCCACTTTCCCCACAACTTAACATTCTTATTGCTCCGTGTTGTTCCGTCCTCATATATTGCCGGACTGATCAAAGGCGCTGTCGCCTTGGTGTCCGGCTTTTCTGATAACATGAACAACAAACCCACAAATTCATCCCACGTCTCAAACGACATGGTCTTGTGTGTTTTATTGTCATAACGATTTCTGAATAATGTTAGAGAGTACATAGTCCTATCTGGTTGACGCGATACTTACCTTTCCACGTCTGTTCATAATAAAATTCTTTCACTAGTTTATATTTTTGTGCTTGTACTGCTCGTCTAACTTGTCGTTGATCCCAGTTGTCAACCAATACTACAGGTATATTCAAATCTTGACACAAAATTGCATCTCTAGCCGCAGCTTCCTTTGAGTGGTAACCGTCAATCAAAGCATAGTCAAAATAATTTGGATAATCTCTTACCAAAGAATCTTTGAGGTTTTGTGTTCTGCCCTCTATGTGTTTGAATCGTTTCCCATACACTTCCTGCATTTTTTCTATCTGACCTTTCCTCACCTCTGGATCGGGACGTTCCTTGACAAGAGTTGGTTCTGCTAAGGGACCGATAGTAACAATACTTGCGTCCTTAAAAATTTCTAGTTGATATGTGGTGGAATGACCCCAACAAAATCCAATCTCAAATGCTCGCTTGGGTTTATAATGTTCTTGCACATATTTGAATGCCTCAAAGAGATCGTCTTGGGGTGGCATAAAACCCCATCCCTCCGTTGGCCATATTAAGTGATCTAGGTTCATACAAAAAAGTCCTC